GTTTGGCATCGAACATTTTGAGAGTGCCGATAGATACAACGAGTGGACCACTGAGAATTCGTGGCTATACAGATACAGGCCCGAGATTGGGAGATCCAGGGAGTTTTCATCTTGAGGCGGAATGGATTGCGCAAATTGCTCTCACAATATCGCTAAATCAAGCTGAAGATGGCTCGTGGACGACTCTTGTCGATTCAGCAGATCCAACAATTGATATAAGCCGTGTTCGTAGTGAAATAAATGTTTCTCCTTTTGAGGGGCATTGGCATCAGAATATTGTTTTGGGCGTTGGTGTTGGGGTGGGGCGGGACATGGCACTGTTAAGCGGACTGTTAGGATATCGAATTACAAAGAATTTTCTATTGTCCGCCGGATGGTTTTACACGATGCCATATGATGGTGAAATTTCCGATTATAATCATAATGCGATCTACTCCGTTATTCTACAAGCGAATTTGTAATTTACTTTTTGCCATTGCTTGATCAATGAGTTTGTTCGGAACAATTCTTAGTTCTTTTGTTATACTTTTATCTATGAATATCCATGTAAAACGAGTTCCAAAGTATTTTAATCGATCCATTATTGAAAAGTGGTCCTTGTATCTTGCTAAGCTATTTATGCTTGAATATGATATTGTTCTTGAAATTAAAAACATAAAGCGAGATAAAGATACGCCGAAAGGTGAAATGTGTTTCGGCCTATGTAATGTCGGTGATGGAAATTGGCACGAAATAACAATAAATTCGATTTTGCTTAAAGATAAAGTATATGTCCAATTTTTAGATGTGATGGTTCATGAATTTTTTCATTGTATCGACCACGAAAAGATTTTTGATGATATTGGGAAAATTAAAGAAGATGACAATTGGGACAAGAAAGTTTCAAAAGTCGTAGATAGACACACTACGAAGACTAAAAGAGCATTTAGCGAAGATCGGGCTTATAACATGGGCTTTTTCCTTAGCGAAGTGTTATACCCGCGTTTTAAAAAAGATCTAAAGAAACATGGAATTGTGGAGAAGTGGATTCATGATTAAAAACGAGTATTTCTGTCCTAATTTAAAAGAAAATGGTGAGAAGTGTGGAGCTTTACTAACAAAAGATATGGATACTCGCATGTTTTCAAGAATTGGTTGCTGTTGCGAGTGCGAAGCGGACTTATCAACCCATCTTGCCGCAAAGAAATTTGATAAAAAATTGAAATTGCTTGAATTCTTGAAAAACCATAAGGATGAACTATATCTTGACGATGACACCAATAAAATGGTTGTTGAATTTATGAAGATTTTACGCGATGATGAAATTGAATTGGTGGATAACGGCAATTTAGAATTATAACGAGTGTGGAGGAAAAGAATAATTAAAATATGACAAAAATTTATAGAACAACCCTGAGTGAAGTAAGAAAATTGGTAAAAGAACAACAAGACATTCCCATTGAGGACCCGGACGATGGTGATTTGTTGGAGGATTCCAAAGTTTATAATGCAATGGTTGAGGGCATTCAGCCATTAGTTGATTCTTTGAAAAGAAGATTGGTAAGGAATTTAAAGCGGTATGCAAGGGAACACCACCTTGAATACAATGATGTTTATACCATAATATCTGAAATTCCTGACGACGAGCCGAATTTGGCCATTATTGCATTGATGGATACTGCTGGAGAAGAGGAATAAAATGGCTGAAGAAAAGAAATTAGATGTAATGAAGAACGAAGATAAAAGTCAGGTTCTTGATGTCCTTAATGAGGATTTAAAATCGAAAATAGGAAATTCGTTTGCTCTTTTAAAAAATGAAAATACGAATCCATCAATTGGTATGGGAATTACTTTTCTTGGAGAAAGTCAAATGATTCTATTCGTGTCAAGCTATGTGAATTATATTAATGAAAGAAAACAAAAGAATGATGCTGTTGCTTATGGATATTCGATGTTAGAATCTCTTGTGAAAAGACTTAAAGAACGAGTAAAAGAAGATCATAAAGTTTCTCTTACCGCGAAAATGCTGTCAGAAAATTTCGATACTGAGACATTATCTTTAAATGGACGCAGTAAAATTACTGTTCGTCGTCTTTTTAAAATCAATAAATAGGGGATGGAAATGACGAAGATTTATAGAACAAAACTAAGTGAATTACGAAAAGTAATAAGAGAACAGGAAGGGGCTAAACCGGGTAGTGTGGCAACATTTGCTGACGCTGTTTCTGAAGCGATGCAAGACGATTCTGCGAAATCTGATTTGGCAGATGCAATTGGGGCGGTTTATGGCCCAGATAGTATCCGTAAAATAGTAGGATTTTTCAATGAATATGCCGACCAAAAAGTGGCATCTGATGGTAGTGTTAAGAGCATATATCGTGTATTGCACAATCAAATAAGTAGATATTATGTGGAAGAGTTAGCTAATAAAATAAGTAGTTTTAAACCAGAAAGATTTAGGAAATTAGTGGCGATTTTACGAGGGGACGAAGCATAATTTAATCTGATAATTATTATGTGCCATTAGATAAAAACACCCGCCCACCGATAGAACAAATAAAAAGCGAATGGACTAAATGTGCGAACTCGCCCATCTATTTTTTGAGTGAATATGGCTATATTAGAACAGAAGAAAAAGGTATCGTAAAATTTGATCTTTTCGATTACCAAAAAGAAATTCTTGATTATCTTCGAAACGATTCAATAAAAAATATCGCCGTTCTTAAAAGCCGTCAGTTAGGATTATCCACAATTGTTGCTGGATTCGTTGCTTGGTCCCTAATTTTTAGAAAAGATCGTCACATTTTTAATATGGCAACGAAACTTGAAATTGCTCAAGTTATTCTTGAAATGGTGCGAACTTTTATCGAAGAATGCCCAAAATGGTTGAATTTTTGGGTCATTAAGAAAAATAACACTAGAACAATTGCTTTGTCTAACGGAAGTTGGGTCAGGGCTATGCCAACTTCGAAGAAAGACACTGGAAGGGCCGAGGCGGCATCTTTATTCGTTATTGATGAAGCAGCACTTATAGACAATCTCGATGAAATATATACGGCTCTCTTTCCTTCATTGTCATGTGTTGGTGGCGACACGTATATAATGACAGATGGGGGGATAAAACAAATAAAAGATTTGTGTATTGGGAAAACCAATGGATTTTTTGAAATTGAGAACATCAAGACTATTGGGCGTAATGGGTGTGAAAACATAAGTCATGGGTTTGTTTCCCAAATAAGCGATACATTGAAATTTACAGTTAAATATGGGTTTAAATTAGAAACTACGCTGAATCATCCAATAATGAAATTGACCGAATTTGGCGGCAGAATGATTTCTGCCGATTCGTTGATGACCGGTGATTATGTTGGTATGAAAATCGGTGGTAATTTGTGGGGCAATAATGATTATATTGACCATCCGGGTATAACACATATCGATGGACAACTTGCTTATATGCTCGGCGGATATACAGCGGAAGGCCACATTGATAAACCACAAAAATGCGGCGGGGTTGCCATCACAAACACTAACGAACAATTCAGAAACGTATATTTATCCAATACAATTATAAAACAGTTTCATGTTGTTGCCAGCAGGCCCAAGGACCGTATAATATGTTATTCTAAAGAACTGGTAAATTTGTTTAAAGAGTGCGGAATAAAACCTGGGATTAGAGCTTGGGAAAAAGAAGTTCCAAATAAAATATTTGAATGTTCGGAAAAAATTATTGGCCAATATTTATCTGCTCTATTTGATGGTGATGGAAGTGTTTCAAAATATGATATAACACTGGTAAGCACTAGTTTAAATTTATTGGGACAAGTTCAACAATTGTTATTGAATATGGGGATTGTGTCTTCGCTTAGTAAGCGGGAGAACGTTGATAAAACATTGGCCAGAGAACAAAATAGGATTGCGCCCCATGGTAAGTCCATGAAAACGTTACATCAGGGGTGGAACTTAACCATATCAAGCGAATTTTTCAAAATGTTCGCTAACAAAATCGATTTTAGGATTCTTTATAAAAAAAACAAATTAAAGTGTTATATTAAACAAAACAAAAACAGAAACGATTCTAATTCTTACATTCCACTGAAATTTATAGCTCCTTTGATTAAGTCCTTATATCAGAAGTGCAATAAAGAGACGAAACAATATTTTAGAATATGTGGTTGTAGATTGGATTGTATATTATATAACGCAAACAAACGAATAATTCATGTTGGATACCCGTGGCTTAATAGTTTTTGTAGGATACTCGACGAAGAAGGCATTTTTGATGGCGATTCTAATGTTTTGAGGGAGCTACTTAATGAGAAACTTTTGTGGGTGCCAATTGAGTCAATAGAAAAGTCAAAAAACGTTACCTATGATCTTACTGTTCCGGGGACACACACATTTCTTCAAAATGGTATTGTTGGTGGCAATACTGGAGGCCGGTTAATAGTGCTTAGCACACCGAAGGGGGGCAGTGGTAAGTTTGCCGATATCGTTATAAATGGTTCTCGGCTTGTTGATGGCCAAATCCAAAAAGGGACAAATGAATTCCTCGTTTTCGAATATCCATGGTCGCGCCGATATAGCCAGGAATGGTTTGACAAGATGAAAGTGGGCAAAAGCCCAAAAGAAATTAGTCAAGAATACGAATGTAAATTGCTTGAATCTGGTGCTACTTTTATTGATGCTGATATTTTACAGCGCATAAGATCTGAATTTGAAACACCAATTGAATATCGATATGATAACAAAATGTGGATATGGGAATTTCCATCGCCGGGAAAGCAATTCATCTGTTCGTGTGATGTTGCGAGAGGCGATTCTTCTGATCATTCAACCTTCCAAATAATTGATATAGAAACATTGACTGTAGTTGCGGAATATAAGCACAAGATAAAGACAGATGAATTCGCAAAAGTGCTTTGTGATGTCGGGCGAATGTATAACAATGCTCTTGTGGTTCCAGAAAGAAATGCTTATGGTTCGGCAGTGATGCAGGACATGTTAAAGCTTGAATATGAGAATCTTTATTTCGTTTTTAATGGGATGTATATTTCAAGATGGGACCTATCATCATTTCCTAAGGCGCAAGCGGGCCATACAACAAGCGGAACGACAAGACCGGTGATGATGCAGCGGCTTGAAGAATTCCTTAGACTTGGGAAGATTAAAGTAAGATCAAAAAGATTATATGATGAGTTTACGACATTTTCTTGGAAGGGCGATAAGCCATGCGCCCCTAGGAATAAATCAGACGATCTTGTTCTTGCTCTTGCTATTGGCATTTATGTTTATGAACAAATTTACGGGGATGGAACAAATCTTAGTAAATTCAGAAACATCAACAATGGAGAACCGGTTGGTTTTATGAGAATCAGGGAAACACTAGACCAAGTAATGCAGCCCCAACATCAAGCCAATGTTCAAAACGAAATGGAAAATTTCATGAGCATGATGATTAGGCGCGGGTAGTCAGTAGCACATCTTACATTAACCTACATTCTATTTTTCCGGTATTATAATTAAAAGAAGAGAAGGATAAGTGTAGATGCCAATATATCAGACTCACGATAGCGGTGGACCGAAATTTAGTAATCCTGTTTTTAAGCGACTATGGGCAATGTTTAGGAGGGGCTCAATGATCTCGACCGAGATCAAACCTTCCTTTGACAGAAAAGAAGACATATCAAGCTTTACCTATGACTTCGGCGGTTCGAAGCATATGCTGAATGCGAGCCAATGGTTTTCACTTTCCGATCAATATGGGACTGAGGGAGAACAAACCCGAAATTCACGATATGTTGAGTATCAGCAAATGGAGGCTGTTGGTGAAGTTCATACTGCTTTAAATCTTGTTTCTGATGAGTGCACTTCTCGTTCCGAGGACGGCAAGTTACTTTATATCAACTCCCCAAATGATAAACTTAGAGAAGTCCTTGAGATTTTATTTTATGATATTATTAATATTGATTTTTATGCGTGGAATCTTGTCAGGTCGCTTATAAAATATGGTGAAAATCCACAGTATCTCGATGTTCATCCGCAAAATGGGATACAAAAACTTATTACAATTCCGGTTGATGATTTTACAAGAATTGAGGGAACACCGCAGGATCCCAAAGAAACTAAATTTGTGTGGAAGACGAGAAATCTTGAACTTGAAAATTGGCAGGTGGCACATTTTAGATTGCTTGGACAAGACAAATTCCTCCCATATGGAACTTCCTATCTTGAGGGTGCTCGTCCTTTGTGGAGAAAACTTGTTCTCATGGAAGACGCGATGCTTGTTTATCGTGTTCTTCGAGCCCCAGAGAGAAAAGTATTTTATATGGATGTTTCCGGCCTTAAACCGGAAGCGGTTGATGATTATATGCGAAAAGCCCAGGAAAAATTGCGCAAGACAAATATTGTGTCGACCCTTGGTGGTGGTAAAATTGATCAACGATTTGATCCGCTTGATGTTTCTGAAGATTATTTCATCCCTGTTCGTGGTGGTGAGACAAATAACAAAATTGAATCACTTCCCGGTGGTCAGCATGTGAATGACATTGAGGATGTTGAGTATTTACTGAAAAAATTGATAGCTGCTCTTGGTATTCCGCGTGCCTACCTTACCTACGAGGAGGATCTCGCAAATAAATCAACTCTCGCATCCCTTGATATTCGATTTTCGAGGACGATTGAAAGAATTCAAAGATCGTTCGTAAATGAGTTGACAAAGATTGCCCTTGTCCATCTTATCGCCATCGGTGGATTTTCGAAAGAAGATTTATTTGGTTTTTCTCTCGGTCTTACAAATCCATCAAACATGGCAGCCCTACAAAAGCTTGAACTTATGGAAAGAAGAGTTCAGGTTGCTTCCGCTCTCCACGATGAGAATCTTTTTGATAGACGATATATCTACCGAGAATTCTTTAATGTTCGCGAAGATGAAGTCGATAGGATAGTCAACGGCAGAATGCGCGATGCTTACATAGACGGCAAAATCGAATATATAAAAGCCGAGGCTTCTGGAGGTGCGGCTGGTGGTGAAGAAGGTGGGGGTGGAGGTGGTGGAGGATTTGGTGGAGGTGGCGGTGAAGAGGGAGCGGGCGAGAAAACACCACTTACTACTGGTGGTGGGGAAGAAGAGTTAGGTGGCGGGGGAGGTGCTGCTGAGCTTGGGGGCGGCGGAGAAGCTGGCGGCGGCATAGAAGTTCCAGAAATAGGCGGTGGTGAGGAAACAATAACTGCCGCGAATGATGGCTTTGAGAAAGCACAGATGAAGAGAGATCGCCAGCAGAAACTTACATATCGTCAGAATAGAAAGAGAACAAATAACAAACAAAATGCTGGTTTGGTAGATATCGCGAAACTTGTTGGAAGTGATGAGGACGACACGGCAAATGATCCATATGACAAGGGCGCATTTAGTAGATTAATTGGTGGAAGAAAAACAGAATGGCGCGTGAGCAATAAGAAAATTCTATCGGAGATGTTGGATTGGCGAAGAGTCAACAAAATTCCTGACAAGATTATAATTGCTGAGCAGATAAATCTTCCAATGGATTTTGACCCAAAAGAATTAGAAGAAAAGAACATTATTTATGAACAGAATGATAATAGCGAGAAGGATGACCAAGAAGAGATAGAACTAGAATTTGAAGAAGATAAATAATAAAGAATAATTATAAAAGGAAAGGTAGTGAGCCAAAATGCTTAAACATAATAAGCGGCGCAATTCACACCTCTTGAAAGAGTTTCTCACTCGTGAAATTGCCAAATTAGTTATCGATAATAAGGACCCCAAACAAGTTATAGAATTGACCAAGAAATATTTTGCCTCCGGAACTATGCTGTGTGAGGAAGACAATTTATTTAATGTCATTCTTAAATGTCGCAAAGATAGAAATGTAATAACAAAAGTTCTTGACGAGATAAAAAAATTTGCGAACAAAATTGATGAAAAGAAATTGGACACCGAGAAAACAAAACTTATCGAGGACGCCAGAAAACTCGGCTGCGAAAAAATGTATAATCACAAAGTAAAAGATTACAAATTATTTGCTTCAATTCAGATGTTTATTAATAGCGCCCGAAACAAGGGAATTAATGAGTCTCTTGATGGCATTCATCTCGAAGAAAATATCATTAATTTGCTACTTAATGAAAATGTTGATGATAGTGGTCGATACACTGGGAAACAGCCAAACTTTCATTTCCTTATGATGGTGGACTCAATTACTGAAGATCTTAAAAAAGTCCCGCAATCGCAAAAGGAATTGATTCTAAAATATCTTGATGTGCCGCAGAATGGTGACTTTAGTTTCATCGATAAGAAATTGGCCGAAAATGTAAAAATTATCGAAAATAGTGTAAACAAATTTGGCGAAGATACGAACAAAAAGATGAAAGCATTTGCGGGAAAAATTAAAGAGGCAAAAAATTGTTTAACAATGAAAGACAAGCTTATAACTCTTCTTGAGTCGCAAGAATTGTGCGACGAGCTTTTAATGAAGGAGTAGAAACAACATGGTCAAAATATATCGGACAACTTTAAGTGAAGTAAAGAAATTAATAAAAGAGCAGAAGAAACGATTATTTTATGTCCTTGTTACGCCGCAAAACGATGAAGCATCCGATGATGAAATAATGGATATGTTAACTGGGGATACGATTGCCGATTTTTTGGCAAACGAAGGATTTTTCGTTAATGGTGCTGGTAGGAAACGAAAATGATATTCACATTTGATGGCACATCTAGAGGCATGGGTAATGCCCAAATGCTTGCGGATGCCTTGAAAGAACATGGTTTTGAAGCGGAAGTTAAAATGGAGAGAATCGGTCCACGAGATCCCGATCCTAAAAGTGGCCTAATGTCTTCGTTTCGTGTTATTACCAATGCCCCGAAAGAGAAAGTAATCGAAATTAGCGATTCAATTGAGTATTCAAGACCGCCTGTTAAAGAAAATAGAGAAATAACTCTCAGTGAATTTAAAAAATTGTTAAGTGAACAAGATGACCGTCTTGCTGGTCGTTCTACCTATGACATGCAGGATGCTTATTCTTTTGGTCGTGTTGGACATGTGATTGGTGATGCGATTCTTGAGGCTTGTCTTGATGCCGGATATTCTCTTGAACAAGCTGAGTCAATTTTCCGCAGTAAAAACACTCGATGGTTTATGGACGAAAAAGGTAGTGAATTTGGTAAATTGGCAAAGCGATTATTTAGGGAATATATTCAAACAAATAAGCGACACATTAATAAAATGTTAAAAGATGAAATAGAGCGTCCGGGAGAGCGCCCTGGCCTTCCCAAAGAGGCGATACGTGGCTAAAAAATTAACTGAAATTTTATCAATTGTAAACGAACAGTCGGAAGCTGCCGGTGTTCTTGAGGGCCAGATAAAAGAGGGTTTTGCCGCATCTTTTGCTCAATTTAAACTTGAAGACAATTCCATAAAAGTAGATAAGTTTGATAGTGCGGCGGGAAAAGCAAACGGAACACTCAGCTACAGTGTAAATAATATGAAAATTTATTCATCATTCGTGTTTGTGATAAAAGAAAAGATGTTAATTTTGGGAGAGGAAAAATAAAGGAAATGACAAAGATTTATCGAACAACTTTAAGCGAAGTAAGAAAATTGATAAAAGAACAAAGGGGTAAAAAATTGCGCCGATTTACTGTGTATTTTTGGCAGAAAATTCCATATAAAGCCACTGTTATGGCGTCTGACTTTAAATCAGCAGTTAAGGCGTGGATGGCGGGCGGGGGAGAAGATGCAGAGGAAGTCGATTCTATTGGTGAAGATCAAGAACCAGAAATGACCGAGGTATATGACCCGGATAATGAAATAATGTGGGATAAAACCGGAAAAGTGATGGATTTGGAAAAAGAGGATTAAAAATGCTTGACAATGAATTAAAAATATTAAAAAGCGTCACTTTCTGTCACCCTGGTAGCTGCTGCCCAAAATTTAATTTAACCATGGACGGTTGGTTAATAATTTTAGACGATTTTGGTGGTTCGATAAAAATTAAAGCTGACAAAGAACTTTTGATGAAGACCATAAAGGACCTGTTCTCCGATCAATAATTTCTCACTTATTCCAAAATAATTAAGGGGAGATGTTGAAAAAAGTAGCTGGTGTATATTATATACGAAATACTAAAAATGAAAAAGTCTATGTTGGTAGTAGCCACAATATTGATAATCGATGGCGAGAACACAGAAGAGATCTAAAAAACAATAATCACGATAGTCCGCATCTACAGAATGCTTGGCATAAATACGGCCCCGAAAATTTTGAATTCAAAATTCTTGAAGAGATAGTTATTTGGTTTGATAAGCCAACTAAAGAACAGAAATCGGCATTAAAAAATAATCTCAAATTTTGGGAACAAATTTATTTAGACAATTATAGTGCCGCGAATAGAGATCGTGGTTATAATATCAAACCTATCGTCGAAAATAACAACATGGGTCATAAATATAACTCCGAAGAACACTCCAAGAAGCTTAGCGAAGCAATAAAAAATTCCGAAAAACACAAACAGGCGGTTCAAAGTGAAGAATATAGAGCGCGCCATAGGCAAATTATGAAAATCGCAATGAATAATCCAGAGACGAAAAGAAAGCAATATGAAGCCCATTTTGGTAAGCCACGGAAGGCCAACAAAACTCCATCTTGGAATAAGGGTTTAACCGCGAAAACTGATGATAGAGTGGCCAGGAACGAACATAAGGTCAAAGAATCCAGGAAAGCAAATAAGGTTCCACCGTGGGATGCTGGGTTGACTAAAGAAACAGACGAGAGAATAGCTAGAATTAGTGAATATAATAAACAACATAAAATTGATCCATGGAATAAAGGGCTTACCAAAGAGACTAGTGAACGAGTTGCCAATATGGAGATGAAAGCACAGGAGGTATTGAAGTTGCGTAGGGCCGAGAAAATAATTAAAGAAGAGAACAATGGAGTAGAATAAGATGGTGAGTGGTAATAAAAAAAGACTAGCCGAATATCTTGCCGTCGAGGAAGATAAAGATGTTCCTCCCGAAAAGGACAAAAATAAAGATGGGATCGATGATGATCTTCAGATCCTTCATGACTGCGAAGACAAGCCAGTTGCGGTAAAAGAAGAATTACAACTAACAGTTGATAAAGAGGAAGATGGTTCATGTCCAAAAGACAGCCATTCAAAAAATAACCATGCCGGTGAGGCCGAGGGAACTTGTGAAAGTGATAAATATGAAACACTAAGAGAATCATATGGTCAATGGGGGATTCGATGGTCTGAATTTGATAAAAATTCTCGGCAAGTTAAAAGGGAGAAATTTTTTGATACAAAGGAACAGAGGGACAAATTTGCCGAAAAATTGGAAGATAAATATAATTTTGCCAGATTTGAAGCGTGGTTGGACGAGCCAACTGGCGAAGTGAAAGTTACTAACCCGCCAAGTATTACTTATGAGCCGAGAAAGATTGGTGAATCAATGGACTTAGACATGGGGACCGGCAGATTTAACAAACGAATGAAATTAACTGAACAATGCGGTTGTGGCAGCGATCTTGGGGCTTCTATGGTTAATGTTGTAATTCCTCCGCCAATGAATGATATGTTTGTGGCACCGCCAACAGAGGATGAACGAAATTCAATGTTATGGTCTTTCGCAAAAGCCGTTGCCACACATGTGTCCGAAATGATTGCGAATGATGCGGAGCTTAAGAAAGTTTATGGTCTTGAAATTCCAAGAAAAGCAGCGGTTATGTTTGATGTCGTGTATAATAATATTCTTAGCAATCTGGAGAAAGCGTAAAGGAGAAAGTGTAAAAATGGATCAAGAAAATCGCGTGTCAAAATTTCGCAGGAATAAAATAGCGAATTTATATGGTGTGGCGAATGACCTTGTGAATTTTATTGGTGAGGTTGAAAGTATAATTCACGAAGCATCCGAATGGAGGCAACATTATCAAGGGATCACGGATGATCTTAATGCTGAATATTGGGACGAGGGTGATGATTCGATTCATTATAACGAAATGAATGAAGATGCTGTGGCCGATTACATTGGGGCATATGAGGAAGTTATAGTTGGATTACAAGATTCAATTAAAAAACTAAAAAGAATGGTAGAGTTTAGAGGACATGACTAATTGGGATGAAGACGAATGGAATGAATTGTTTAAATTGTTAAAACAACCATTGGCCTAAAAAAGAAGGAACAAAAATGATGAGCGATACAAAGCAACAATTATTGGTAGAAAATTCTTTGTTTGAATATAAAAGCGAAAAGAGAAACGATCATATGATTCTTACTGGCTTGCTTACTCGTGCCGACAGCAAGAATTTTAACGGCCGTATTTATCCAAAGTCAATTCTTGAACGTGAAATGAAAAATTATCAAGTTCTTGTAAATGAAAGAAGAGCACTAGGCCAACTCGACCACCCAACTTCGAGCTTGGTAGAATTGTCCGATGTTTCTCATTTGGTAACTAAAATTTGGTGGAATGGAAACGAAGTTTTCGGTGAATTAGAATTGTTGAATACTCCAAAGGGTAAAATTGCTCAAGAATTAATAAACAATAATGTAAAAGTGGGAATTTCTTCTCGTGCCGTTGGATCGCTGAAGGAAGAATCATCCGGGTCTTCTATGGTTCAGGGAGATCTTCAGTGGATATGTTGGGATCTAGTCTCAGAAGCGAGTTGTCAAGGAGCATACTTGGCACTTAAAGAATCATTTGACCCGAACAGTATTAAAGTTGTAAATGAAGGTAAAATCGAATTATTGTTTTCAAAAGAATATCGTGTAAATCGAATTCTTAACAAATTGATATGTGGATGCGCTGATTCTTGTAAAATTTAGGATTCTAATGACAAAGAAGATCCAAATTATGGAGATTCCGGTATTGATGTTCTTGATGGCCCAAATGAAAATGCCTATTTAATTTATGATGAGCAGCCAAATTCTTACTATTGTTCTTATTGTGAGATGGATGCGAATGATAAAAAATTTGAAACAATACATCAATTTGGGGGACTTGTGAGAAATCTTAATGAACAACAAAGACCCGCCAAATCTTTGTTCGGTTGGATAGATCCTAAAGGAAAATTTGTTGGTATATCGCTTAATAGTGAACCTATCTCGGATTGGGATTCATATTATGCCGCCCCACAACATGAAACGGATGCGGCAGCACGATTAGAGAAGATGGGCGTTGGCCTAACTAATATTGACGATCCGGTTTATGAACTAATGAAACGCGGGTGGATTCGAGTTGATCAGAATTCTTTTCAGGTTTATAAACTTGATAGAAATGCTAAAGACATTATTTTTATGTTTGCCAAGGAACACAATCTTGATGCCATATTTCTTGATGAAACGGACGATGATTTCCGAGTAATTCCAAAACTAAGAGGAGATCCACCAGAGGCGCTATATGAGTCGATAATAAATGAGCAAGAAGGTAAAATGGTAAAATCTAATGATTCTTTTGTTTCTTATATAATTCAAGAAGGTGACAATGGGAAAGTTGATGTTTTTAAGACGATTCCCATTGAACCCGACGACATAATTGGGGATATTTATCACATTGATGAAGATGGAAATTTTTGGAATAC